CAAGACTGCCGGGGCATCGTCCCGACCAACATCCTCACCAACATCACCGCCAAGATCAACCTGCGCACGCTCGCCGACCTCGTGGGCAAGCGCCAGAACCTCCGGGCGCAGGGCGAGTATGCGGATGTGGTGCGGGGGATGGTCGCGTGCGTGCTCGACGTCATGCCGTGGGTGGAGCCGTTCCTGTACCCGGATCGCCTCGCGACCCCGGCGCTGGACAAGATGCTTCGGGACGCGCTCGGCGACTCCGGCCCGCTCGACAAGCCGGAAGTGAACGAAGCCCTCAAGGAGCTGGACAAGCTGAAGGGGACGTGGGGGTGAAGCGCCCGGAGCGTGTGCAGGAGGGGCGCGCGCCGTCCGGGCAGGGCGAGGGTAGCGGGTCGGGGGCGGAAGCGGCCCCGGCTCGCCGCTACGGGGCTTGGTCGGGCGACCCGAAAGGCTCCCCGGAAGACCCGACCCGCTGCCGGGCGGAAGTCTGGCCCCGGTTCCGGGGCTTCGTCTCCGCTCAGTGTAGCCGGAAGCGCGGGCACGGGGAGGATGGGGCATACTGTTCAATCCACGCCAAGGACACGAAGGACATCAAGCCATTGAGCTGTGAGCCGCGCCGCAGAAAGTAGAGCCGCTGTACAACCAATCAGAAAGGAGAAACAATGTTCACTGTACTTGCCATCATCTTCACCGTGCTCGCAGCCTTGATGGTGCCGCACGGAGGGCCGACCCGATACACCCCCATCAGCCACATCGGCTGTGCGTGCGGCATCATCGCACTGATCTTGTGGGCGGTCGTCACCATCTCGCTGATCTGGTGGACGATTGCTTGGCTGTGGGTACACGCGCCATGAAGGCTACCGAAGAGACCAGCCGCATCATCGAAGCCATCAAGCAAGTTGACAAGCTTGATCTGGACAAGCTGTTTGCTTCCGGGATCGACATCACCATCAACAGCTATACTGACCCGGAGCGCGAGCACGTCAGCCGCGTCACGATCCACGCTGAAGATGCTTACCCTGTCAAGGTCGCTCTGCGCGACGCTTTGATGATGGCTTTGGAGCGTCACCGCGAGTCTCTCACGCGTCAGCTCCGCGACATTGAAGCGATCAACCCCGGAGGCAAGCTGCCGTGAACAACTTCAATGAGCTGTCCTTGTCCGTGCTTGCGCCGACGCGGGAGACGGAGATTGCGGTGATCGACCTCGACAACTGTGTCAGCGAAGACAAGTGGCGCTGGGGCATGTTTGACCTTCACCTGCCCATCATCAACGACCGTTATCAGCGCTACCACGAAGCATGCGAGAGCGACACCCATCAGAACGCCGATGTGGTGCGTGAGCTGGCGCGGCATCACAAGCTGATCGTGTTCACGTCGCGGCCCGAGTCGGTGCGGGTCAAGACACAGCGCTGGCTCAACCGCTGGCGCATCCCCAACATCGGGCTGTTCATGCGTCCCAACAACAACCATGAGCCGTCCGTTCCGCTGAAGCGCCAGATGCTGCTCGCGCTTCCGCCCCACCTCAAGGTGCGCTATGCGATTGACGACCGCGAAGACATCTTGAACATGTACGCTGAAGAAGGCGTCAACACCGTTCGCCAAGTCATCATCCACCAACCGGAGATCAAGCACCCATGAGCAACAAGAATCCTCTGCTGGGCCTCATCCTGCTCAGCGCACTCACCCAAGCTGCCGCGCGGCAGGGTCGCCCCGACGTTCCCGACCTCGATGAAATGCTGGGCGGTCGCCAGAAAGGCAAGCGCATCGACCCGCTCGCAGAGTTCCTGTTCCAGTCCGAAGTGCGCCCGTTCAGTGAAGCGCCGGAAGAGCTGAAGGCAGAGATGCGCGAACGCATCAAGGCAGGCGAGCTGGAGCCGAACTGCGACCGGCCTGACTGCGAGTTCTGCAAGTGGGTGCGTGAGCAGCCCGAGTGGAAGGCCCGCAATGCCAGCTCGCCCGATCCCGGCCAGCGCTTCCAGCAGGAGTATGGCGAAGGCGTGGCCGTCGAACAGGAGACGGTGCCTGGCATTCTCCGCGAGGCTGCCGCGACCTATGAGCAGCGCAACCCGCTGTATGGCGACGCCTACAAGCACTATGGCAGCGCCATGATGGCCTTCTTCCCGCAGGGTCTGTACATCAACGAGCCGGAGGACTGGAACCGCTTTGGCCTCTTCTCGATGATGGTGAGCAAGATGACCCGCATCGCCAACAACCTCACCACTGGTGGACACCGTGACAGCTCGCTGGACCTGTCGGTGTACGCTGCGATGATGACCGAGCTGACGGAGCGCAAGTGATGGCAACCGCCAAGACCGCGCCCCGCGCGCGCAAGTCACCGCAAGTCAAGACGACTGCCCCGATCATCACGCTGGTGTACGACAACGAGACGACCGGGCTGCTCAAGCCGGAAGTCTCAGACCTGTCGCAGCAGCCCAAGATCATTGAGTTCGCTGTTGTGGCCATCGACCAGAGCTATGACCGGCTCAGCGAGCACAGCTGGCTCATCCACCCCGGCGAAGACATCACGCCTGAGATCACCAAGATCACCGGACTGAAGAATGAAGACCTGCGCGGCAAGCCTTCGTTCATTCAGGTGCTGCCGGAGATTGAGCAGGTGTTCTTGGGCAAGCATCGCGTGATGGCGCACAACCTGCCGTTCGACTGGGGCATGCTCACCAACGAGTTGAAGCGAGTGGGTCGTGAGTACGCCTTCCCCTACCCGCCCATCCAGCAATGTACGGTGCAGCTCGCATCTGACCTCATCTTCGGTCGCCGCGCGAAGATGACTGAGCTGTACGAGAAGACGCTGGGCAAGCCGCTCGCACAGACGCATCGCGCGCTCGATGACGTCAACGCGCTGGTGGAGATCATCAGTGCCCAACGCTGGTAAGCCCAGCACGCCGAAAGGGGCCGTCAGCGGGAAGTCCGCTGGCGACCTCTATGACGGCTACATGATGGCAGAGCCGGTCGCACGCGGCGTGCGCATCGACCTGTACGATTATGAGCTGGCGGTGAACGCTCCACTCAACAACCGCTTCTGCAAGATCATGGACCTGCGCACTGCGCGGTCGCTCGCAATCCTCCTGATCGACGCGATTGCAAAGGCTGAACTTGAAGAAGCCCTCACTGACAAGAAGAGGAAGAAGTGATGGACATCCAACAACTGTTCGCGCTCGGCATGAAGCGTGAAGTGCCGCAACTGCTAGACTTCCCGAAGGGGCTGGTGCTGAACCTTGGTGCCGGCAAGCATGTGCTGCCGGGCGCGCTCAACCTCGACTATCCCCAGTGGGATGCGGAGAACTATCACATTGAGGTGACTGACCGCATCCGCTGGCAACATCGCAACCCCAACCGCGCTTATCCGCTGCCGCCCGAAGCTGGCGACACGTTCGTGACGTGCCCTGATGGGATCGTCGCAGGCATCCACGCTTACCACTTCCTTGAGCATGTCCGCGATCCTCGCCGGATGCTTCGGGAGATGCAGCGCGTGCTGATGCCGGGCGGCGTCATCAACATCTGCGTGCCGCACTATTGGGGGTCAATGGCGCATCACGACCTCGACCACAAGAACACCTATGCCATCGACACGTGGGCCAACACGTTCAGCGCGCCGTGGTACACGAAGGATCGCGAAGGCTGGAAGCTGCGCATCCACTTCAACATGCTCATGGCTGTGACGGAACGCAACGCAGCGATCCTCACTCAGCTGGTGAAGGAGTAAGCAATGGATCAGTTTCGCGTCAGAAGTGAGTTCAGCTTCCGCCAAGCTTTCGGTCAGATCACGAAGGTGGTGGCAGCTGGGAAGGAGATTGGCGCCAAAGCGCTCGCCCTGACCGACAGCAACACATTCGGCCATATCTCCTTCTACAAGGAAGCCAAGGCCGCTGGCATCCAGCCGATCCTTGGCGTGGAGCTGATCTGTAAGGAGTCGCTGGAGGATGATGACAAGCGCACCATCCTCCTTTACGCTGCCAACACAGACGGCCTCAGCGAGTTGTATGGATGGTCAACCCTCGCCGCTTCGCAGGGCAACGCCATCACCTACGGTGACGTCATGGAGATGAGCCAGAACATCATCCGCGTCGCCGCTACCTGCCAAGCTGAGCAGATCATGGGCAACCTCGACTTCATCGAAGTCGGGCCGTCCGCGCCGATCCTCCGGCAGCGCGCCATCGCTCTAGCGAAGAAGCACAAGCTGAAGCTGCTGCCGACCTCTGACGTGTCCTACCCGCTGAAGCAGATGCGCAAGTCTGCTGAGCTGATGGGCGTAGGCATGAAGCCGACGCCGCAGTGGATGCTGACGCGCGCTGAGGCTGAGTTCTACATGCCAGAGATTCCGGCGAGCGCTTGGAAGTCGCACGACATCCTCCGGGAGATGACCAGCGGCATCGAGCTGGTGAAGGCAGAGAACATCAAGCACAAGATGGACTTGCTCAAGGCGTGTAAGGACGGCATCAAGCGCAAGTTCCCCGGCAAGGCGTGGACGAAGGAGTATGAGGCTCGCATGCACATGGAGCTGAAGACGATCCACAGCAAGGGCTTCGATGACTACTTCGCAGTGCTGTGCGGAATGTGCCGCTTTGCGAAGGAGCACATGCTTGTCGGTCCAGCGCGCGGCTCCGCTGCCGGCAGCCTCGTGTGCTATTTGCTCGACATCACTGAGGTGGACCCGATTGAGCACGACCTGATGTTTGAGCGCTTCATCGATGAGACGCGCTATGACTTCCCGGACGTGGACTTGGACTTCCCGGATGAGAAGCGGGAGCTGGTGTTCCAGTACCTGCGCGACACCTACGGGGAAGCGAACGTTGCGCACATTGGTACCGTCTCCCGGCTCAAGGCGAAGTCTGCGATTGGCGAGACGGCAAAGCGCTTGGGCATCCCGCCGTGGGAGACGGATGCGGTGAAGAGCGCGATGATCGAGCGCAGTGGCGGCGACGCCCGCGCCGCGTTCTGTATCATGGACACCTTTGAGCAGAT